GTTTACGTCCCATCTGCTCTTGTGCAAAAAGCTGAAGAGCTTGTTGGAACTTCTGTGTGTATAATTGCATATCTTTATCATTTTTCAAGTATGAAAATGCTTCCGATAGCGTTCCATACAATAACACCTCCGAAGCATTATTGGATAAAAATGTTGTTGTAGTGGTTGAGCCAGAACCATTACCTAATCTTTGTGGAGTTTCGTTGTACCACATCTCTACTGTGTAAGCTGCGTTTGGAGTCGGAGCCACGACTAATTGTGTTGCATCCCAGTTAGCCCAATACTTTGGCTTTCCTGTAAAGTTAATATCTGTTGTCGATCTCTCTGGAATATACTCATCTATAAAAGTTGTATCTCTTTGTTGTAACCAAGTTCTAGTCCCGTCAGTTTCAACTAACTGTAAGCCTCTAGCAAATTTAAATCCGCCCTCGGGGCCACTCACATCTAAAAAAGCGTTGTTGGCTTCAAAGGTTGTTGTTGCATATCTTCTTTGGTCATCACTATCAACTTCTCTTGAAACTTTATTTTCTGTGTTTGTAATAAAAACATTTATGACTGTATTTGTTAAAACATCAGATGTAACCTCTGTATAATTTCTTATATTGTCTAATAATTCAGAATAATTCATGATATCACCACTGTCACATTACCAACTGCAGAGGATATTATCAAGTCATCTCTAATAGGGGAGGGCTGCATTCCAACACTATCGAAGGGTGTGCTGTTTGGAAAACCAACATCGACAATCAATGGCTCTGTTCTATCTGGTCTAGGGTTTCGTAAGGCTTCTGGATCTGGCTTTGAATACGGAGGATCTAGTTGAGGATGTTTTGGTTCGTAACACTCTGGGCAAACAAGAAGTCCATTCCACTCTTTTCGTAAATCCAAATAATCGTATTGATAGCCACAACGATCACAAATGGCTTGTGATTTTTTTCCAACTGCAAAAGTCATAATTAACTTCCTCTAAAGAAATTTTGTGGCACTAAATGAACAGATGTTCTCTGTCCATCTTCTGTTAAAGCTCTTTGTAGTTCATCTTCGTAATATAATTTCATTTCTTGAACTCTACCTGGATTATGTTTTTGTGCTAAATAAAATGACAAACCTGAAACCATACAAGGTAAAAATCTATATGGTGCGTCAGGTGTATTTGTATAAGCCCCCGCATCTTCAATTCTAGCAACGTAAAAATAATTTATTTGCGTATCAGTTACATTAGGAGTTAAATATAAATTTATTTCAACATTAGATAAATTTCTTCTAACATAATATTGACTCGGTGTGCCTGTAGAACTTTTATTTGGTATAGCTTGATACTCTGATCTAGAAATTTTTGTCATGGTAGTATCGGTGCTGCCATTTCTAAATACTGCCTCCAACACATCACTAGTATCTGCTGGAGCAGTATAGGTTGTACTATTGGCTACCAGGTTTTGTGTATGATTAACAACTTTCCAAAGATGAACTCCTCTGTTGCCCCACTCTGATAATAATAAATTTAAACTTCTTCTGGCTGATTTTAAATCATAACCAGTTCTAACTTGTTTACCAATTCTCTCAAAAGACTCGTCGATAACCTCGTCAATATTTAAATCAAAAGTTGTTGTGCCTGAAGTAGCCATAGTAGATTATTTCTTTTTCATCATTCCGCCGCCACGTTTTTTCATGACTTGTTTTTTCTTAGCCATACCGCCGCCCATCATCCCCATTGCCATAGCTTTTCTTGGAGAGACTGCGCCAC